ATTCAGACAAAATGATAGATGGGCACAAGTTTATAAAACAAATGAAGGCAACTACTTAGTTAGAATGTTTGAAGACCAAATCTGGAAAGAAGATAGGTTAATAAAAGGACATTCTGAAATATATGCAGAAAACTGTGCAGAAAACTGGGTTTTAGGAGTAATAAAGTAGTGGGAAAACTAAGACAATGGTTTAGAGCTTGGTTAGATAGACAGATAGAGCTATCGTTACAAAGACAAGCAAATAAAATGCATCAAAGGACAAGAGATGAAATACAGTAAACAAGAAGTAGAAAATAGTAAACGAATATTTAAGAGTGCTACTCCGAAACAAGACCTGTCATGGTATATTAAATGGATAGGCTCTACCTTGCTTCTATGTGCTATGATGTTTAGAGCAGAGGGCATGTTCCCTCTTGCTGATCTAGTCTTATCCTTCACTGGCTGTATGTTATGGCTATGGGTAGGACTTTTATGGAAAGATAGAGCATTACTAATACTTAACGCAGTAGCAGTAGTAATATTAGGCTCTGGAATTCTTCGCTACTTTGCACCCGTATTGATTGCGTGAGCAAAGGAGTATATAACCAAACCTATTTTGACAATCACCCTTCTGAAAAAGAAAGGGATGGAGTTTTATACGGTGTTATTTTAGTTAACACAAAAACATGGGAACGAGAGTGTATAAAGGTCGGAATAGCTAGTGGGAAAGATTGGAGACATGTAATTAAGCGAAGTCGAGGATTTAAATACTACGACTTAAGAATACAACGAACTTACCACGATACAATATATAACTGCTGGAAGTATGAACAGGAACTTCATGCTAAGTATAAGCATGATAAGTATACTCCAAAAATTAAGTTTGGAGGCCATACAGAGTGTTTCAAAATTTCTTCCTTAATTCTGCAGGAGTTCCCGAAAAATAAATCTTGACAAATGGTCAAAATCTTAGTATAATATATAATATATAAAAATGAGAGAAATAGTAATACCAACAGAATGTCCAAGTTGTAATACAAGCCTAAAACTTGTTAAGGATATTCTATATTGCTATAACGATCATTGTCCTGCTAAGTGGGACAAAAAGGTGGAAGGCTTTGCCAAACACCTTAAAATTAAAGGTCTCGGACCTTCGACCATTCAGAAACTAGAGTTACAAGACTTTCACGATATTTACTCTCTCGAAGAGCCAGTGATTTCTTCCCTCTTAAATTCTGAAGCACTCGGTAGTAAACTGTGGAAACAGATAGCACTATCGACAGACGCAGGTCTCGAAGAACTCCTTCCAGCATTTGGTATTCCACTTGTTGGTAGGTCAGTTGCTTCGAAGATATGTACACAAGTTGAGCATATTTCTCAAATCACTTGGGAAACTTGTCGTCTTGCTGGTCTCGGTCCGAAGGCCACTCAGAACTTAATAAATTGGATAAACGACGAGTTCTATCCCTATGAGTATGACAAACTTCCTTTCTCTTTCAAGACGAAACAAAAAAGTGTAAAAGAAGAGAGTAAAGGAGTCGTCTGTATCACAGGAAAACTCAAGAGTTATCCTAGTAAATCAGCTGCTCAAGCAGTGCTTGAAAAAGCTGGTTATACAGTAAAGAGTAGTGTGACAAACGCCGTTACAATACTTATAAATGAAAGTGGTATTGATAGTGCAAAAACTAACAATGCCAGAGCAAAAGGCGTAAGGATAATAACAAATATTAAAGAAATAATATAGGAAAAAATTATGGCATTACCAAAGTGGACAGACGAGAGAACCGATCAACTGGTTAACTTTGTCGGTGACGGACCTGTTTCTCAAGCTCAAGTAGCTGAAGCTGCTGACATGTTAGAAACTTCAACAAGAAGTGTTTCTAGCAAATTGAGAAAAATGGGTTATGAAGTTGAATTAGCTTCTTCATCAGCAACTAAAGCTTTTTCTGATGAGCAAGAAGCAACTCTACAAAATTTTGTAGAATCAAACAGCGGTGTATACACATACGCTGAAATTGCAGAAAATTTCGAAGGCGGACATTTCTCAGCAAAATCAATTCAAGGAAAAATTCTTTCTATGGAATTAACATCTCATGTTAAACCAGCTGAGAAAGTTGTAACTCCAAGAACTTATTCTGAAGACGAAGAAGCACAATTTATCTCAATGGTAAATGATGGTGCTTTCGTTGAGCAGATTGCTGAGTCTCTTGACAGAAGTGTAAACTCTATCAGAGGTAAAGCGCTTTCTTTACTTAGAAGTGGCGATATCAATGCTATTCCTAAGCAAGAATTTACAAAAGGTTCAAGTAAAGCAGATCCATTTGCTGACCTTGACATCGCTTCAATGACTGTAGAAGAAATAGCAGAAGACATTGGTAAAACTGTTAGAGGTGTAAAAACCATGCTAACAAGAAGAGGTCTTGCATCAGCAGACTACGATGGCTCAGCTAGAAAAGAAAAATCAGTTAGCTAGTATAATCATTCGAGCGGGGGAGTAATTTTCCCCGCTTATTTTTTGGGAGAAAACATTGACACTAGCGTCAGCACTATTACATCAGATTTTATCGCAATCAGACATTTCAGTTTGGACAGAACTGAAGGAAATCTATTTGCCTTCAGAATACAAATCCCTATGGAAAATAATTAACTCCCATGTCGATAGATATGGCAAACTTCCTACGTTTGAAGATTTGAAGTTTGAAATTAGGGACTCCAACTTACAAGAAATGGTGTTTGCAATAGAGTCTGTGGAAACAGAAGTAGACGCTAATACTTTGTTAGACTACCAAAAGAATGAATTTACACAGAATGAAATATTAACACAAATTGACAGCTATGTAGATGAAACAGTAGCTTTCTCTACAGCTGAAGAAAACCTCGAAGGACTACAAGAAATAGTCGTAGAGGTTTCAGAGAAAGTCGATACAACTCCACCAAATGAGAATATGTCAAAGATAGAACTCTTTGACCCAGAGGAAGAACTCGATAAGTTTGTTCCTCTTGGATTGAATCAGGAGTATGATATCGACTTTGCTTTTTCTCCCAAAGACTTGGTGCTAGTGGGAGGACGACGTGGTGCAGGTAAGTCGATTACTTGTGCCAACTTGGCAAACAATGTTTATGAACGAGGTCGATCTGCTCTCTACTTTACAATCGAAATGGATAGTAGACAGATTCTGCAGAGGGTTTGTGCACTAGGTGCTAATGTACCAGTGAACAGATTGAAAAGGAAAAATCTGTCTCAGGACGAATGGAATAGAGTAGCAAAGTGGTGGTGTGATCGTTATCAAGATAGTGAGGACTTACTCACTGACTTCTATTCACATAGAAATTTTGATTCGATGCACTCCAAACTTATTAGAAATCCTCTCCGAGAGGATAGGCAGATTGAGATTGTTTACGATCCCATGCTTACAATAGGTAAGATCGATGCAGTTCTAAAAACTAAAATGAATCAGTTGCCTGATGTTGGCATTATTATAGTAGACTATCTAAACCAAGTCAAACGATCACTAGCACAGGGTCGTCAGTATGAGTGGACAGAACAAATAGAAGTAAGTAAAACTTTGAAAGCTATGGCACAAGAGTATGAAACTATGGTGTTCTCTCCATACCAAACTGATGCAACAGGAGAAGCAAGATTTGCAAAGGGTATTCTCGATGCAGCTGATGCTGCTTATAGTTTGAACGCATGGTCACAGGAAGATAACTGTATGACATTTAGTTGTCAGAAAATGAGAAGTAATCAAATGAAAGATTTTACCTCTGAGATGGACTGGGAAACTTTACGAATTGGACCGAGGTCTGTATTAAATCCAGAGGAAAGAACGGAAATGAAAGAGAGTATGGCAACAGGAGAAAATATAAATGAACTTTAACGAGTGGATAAAAGACTGTATTATGAGAAAGTTACTAGGACTTCCATATGTATGCCCGCATTGTAACAAAGAATTACCAAAGGAGGTGGAAGTTGCTACTGTACACAGAAGAACAACTTAAATACGCATATATAGATTATATAAGAAAACTAGAAAAGAATAACTATGAAAATAAATTACAAGTAAAAGTACCTACACTGGAAGAGTTTAGGGTAATTTATGAAGATGCATGGGAGATGTATTATGATAGTAACAGATCGTAAAGTATTAAGACAAGTATCTAAACCATGGAGATGGGGAGATAAAAAAGAAATAGACTCCCTCGTCGAAAAGATGTGGAAAGCATTAGCAGAAAAGAATGGTGCAGGATTGTCTGCAATACAAATAGGTTATCCTCTAAGAGTATTTATAGTTGGCCTGGAAGTTAATGAAGTCTTTGTAAATCCTTCTATCGTAAATAAGAGTAGTATTATGAAGAAAGATTGGGAAGGTTGTTTAAGTTGTGGACACTCACAAGTAAGAGTACCAAGATCACACAGTATAACATTAAAATACTGGAATCAAGACCTTGAAGTTTGTAAAAGAAAATTTACAGGATTTGAGGCAAGGGTTGTTCAACATGAGTTAGATCATTTGAACGGATTTTTAATTATAGATAGAGGAAAGGAGTACAAACCATAATGGACTTTACAGTATTAGTATTAGTAGGAATGTTTTTAATATTCATGTATTTTAATAATGACGACAACAATAGATTTAGTTAATGAAATTATTAGAAGAAGATTTTGGAATAGTAAGAATATTCAGCGATAGACCATATGGATATAAGAGATATTATGTCCTATGGCATGACGGCAGAGAACAAACATTTAGTGGTCTCTGGTATAAACGAAAAGATGTAGTCGAAAAGATAAGACGAGAAGCAGATATAGAGGATTGGGTAAATGGAAGCAGTTAAATTTTTAGAAGAAAAAGGAATTGATTATACATTATCGGGTAAAGACGCAGTAATACAATGTCTTAATCCTGAGCATGATGATAATAATCCTAGTATGAGAGTGGACAAACTAACAGGTATGTTCCATTGTTTTTCATGTGGATTTAAAGGTAATCTATTTACACATTTCGGAGCACCACAGTCTCCCTTAGAAGTAAAGAAGGCAATGCTTAAAGAAAAGATAGCAGAAAAAAGAGCCTCTGCAGTAGGTATAAAAATGCCAACAGGTGCGGTCATGTATAATGGAACACTAAGAAATATTAGTGCAGAAACTCTTAAAATATGGAGTGCATTTACATGGGACGATGGAGACAAATTTACAGGTAGAGTTATCTTTCCTATACGAGATATAACAGGAAAGACAGTTGGATTGATAGGGAGATTATTAAGAGATGATCCAACAAGACCAAAGTATCATATCTACCCGCCAGGCCTCAAACTTCCATTGTGTCCTGCAAAACCTAAAATGATACAAAACAGAGTAATACTAGTTGAGGGTATATTTGATGCTCTTAACTTATGGGATAAAGGATTAAAAAATGCAGTCTGTTGTTTTGGAACACAGTCTGTAGATTGGGTAAAACTATCCATTCTAAAAATGCAAGGAGCAACGGGAATGGACATTATGTTTGACGGAGACGAAGCAGGACAAATGGCAGCTACAAAAGTAGAATCAATTTGTGATCAGCTTGGTCTTGGTCATCAAACAATTAAATTAAAACAAGGAAACGATCCTGGTAACTTCACGAAAGAAGGAGTTGCTAGACTAAAAAGGAGATTATATGGCTAAAGTAGCACTAATAGAAAGTAAACCAACAAGAATTGACTTCATAGGTCATTTTGATAATAAGTTTGAGTTCGATAGGTATTCTTTATCTTCCGATCCTAGTCTAAAGAAAGTTTTAAAAAGAGATGTAGATATTGATATTGACATTGATAGTTATGACTGGATTATTTTAGTGGGATCAGAAGCATTAAAATACTACACAAATGTAACAAGTATTATGGAGTATAGTGGTAAAGTTGTAGATAAAAAATTTATACCTGTAATCAATCCTTCTATGTTAACTTTCAAGCCAGAAGTTAGAGACTTATGGGAAAGTTCAAGAGATAATATTACAAAGTATATCTCTGGTGAAATGAAAGTTATAGAGATAGATGAAAAGATGGCATTTGGTATTCGAGACAGCAGGAAAGCAAGTCAATTTATTATAGAAGCTAGAGATAGTGCTAGTGAATATGTTGCACTTGACTCAGAGACAACAGGGCTATATCCTCGTGATGGACATATGATTGGAATTAGTTTAAGTTATGATGGAAAGAAAGGAGCTTATATTGATTGTGATTGTATAGACCAAACCTGCGAGGCACTACTACAACAAGTCTTTGACAAAAAGATAGTAGTATTTCATAATGCAAAGTTTGATGTATCTTGGTTTGAATACCATTTTAACTTCAAGTTCCCAAGATTTGAAGATACTATGTTACAACACTATTTAATAGATGAAAATCCAGGTACGCATGGACTGAAACAATTATCATTAAAACATACTAAGTATGGAGACTATGAGAAACCAATGTATGATTGGATAGAAAAGTATAGAAAGATGCACGGTATTCTAAAAGCAGACTTTACTTGGGATATGATCCCATTTGATGTAATGAAAACTTATGCTGCAATGGACGCAGTATGTACCTACATTCTTTATACAAAATTTAAGAAGGCACTAGATACAAATAAGAAACTAACATGGGTATATGAAAATATTCTGAAACCTGGTTGTAGATTTCTTATAGACGCAGAGAATAATGGTGTGCCTTTTGATAAAGACAGATTATATAAATCACAAAATCTTATGGGAGATGTGATAGAAGATGCTGCACAAAAACTTGATGAATATGAGGCAGTACAAAAATACAAACAAAACACAGGAGACTTTAATCCTAACTCAACAAAACAGTTGAGAGAGTTATTATTCGATTATATTGGATTAGCTCCTACAGGGAAACTTACGGGAACAGGTGCACATTCTACAGATGCAGAAAGTTTACAAACTCTAGCAGAGGAGCATGAAGTTCCCCAACTTATTCTGAATGTAAGACAGAATGTAAAAATAAAAACAACTTATATTGATAAAATTATACCAGCACTAGATAGAGATGGAAGATTAAGAACAAACTTTAATCTTCATGGTACAACATCAGGACGTCTCTCCTCTAGTGGTAAATTGAATATGCAACAACTACCTAGGGATAATCCTATAGTAAAAGGTTGTATGAAAGCAAAAGACGGAAACAAGATAGTCGCAATGGACTTAACAACTGCTGAAGTATATTGTGCAGCGGTACTTGCAAAAGACGAAAATCTAAAAGATGTCTTTAGAAGTGGAGGAAACTTCCATAGTAATATTGCTAAGTTAGTATTCGGATTGCCCTGTGAGGCAGACGAAGTTGCAGAGCTTTACTCAATGGAAAGACAGGCTGCAAAAGCTGTTACTTTTGGTATAATGTATGGTGCTGGTCCGCAAAAGATCAGTTGGCAAGTAACAAAGGACAGTGGTAAAACTTTTACCGTGTCAGAAGCAAAAGAGGTTATAGATGATTATTTTAGACAGTTTTCGGGGTTACGCAGATGGATTGATACTTCTCAAAACTTTATTCGTGATAACGGCTTTATTTACAGCTACTTTGGAAGAAAGAGACGACTACCAAATGTTGCCTCAAAGGACAAAGGCATTGCTTCTCATGAAGTAAGATCAGGATTAAATTTTTTAGTTCAATCCGTAGCCTCAGATGTAAACTTATTGGGTGCAATTGATGCTCACAATGAAGTAAAACAAAAAGAAATCCCTGCAAAGATATTTGCACTTGTGCATGACTCAATCTTAGCAGAGGTACAAGAGGACGCAGTAGATGAGTACTGCGAGATATTAAAAAGAAATGTTCAAAAAGATAGAGGACTATCTATATCAGGTTGCCCAATCGGGTGTGATTTTGATATAGGTAATGACTATTCTTTTGGCAAGTTTAGTAGTAAGTATGAGGATTTAGTATGAAGAAATTATTATTTTGGATAATAGACTGCTGGAGAGTTGTTATGGATTTAAGGTATAATCCTTTGAGACATATCAAAGATCCATCTATTCAAATGTATTTTTATCTAGCACTCTTTATTATGTGGAGTGGATACTTTTCTGTAGTGGCTTGGACGTGGCTATCATGGGATAACTATAGTGTAGTAGTATCTATAGCTATTCATTTAGCAGTGTTAATA